CCGTAAGGTTCTCCGAAGAGGAGAAGGACAAGATCCTCGACCTCGTCGGTGACCTGTATGACGATGGTGTGCAGGGGCGGTTGGAGTGGGAGGGCAAGCACGAACTATACGACCAGATGTTCCGGGGCAAAACGGAACCGCGATCTGGTCCCTGGGAGGGTTCGTCGGACCTCCACGTCCAGATGCCGTACTGGCTTGTGGACTCCGTCAATGTTCGCCTTACGGCTGGCGTCTATAACCAGACGCCCCTCGTCGGTGGACTCGCGGAAGAGGATGCAGACCAAGAAACTTTCAAGAAAGCGGCGAACCTCGTAGAGTACGACCTGCAGGCCAAACGCATGAATGCGCGGGCCATGTGGAACAGGGCGTCTAAGATACGCCTCATCCACGGGTGCAGTGTATCCCTCCTGTCGTATGCCGCAGACACCTACAAATACCGCACCAAGGATGTCGTACCGGAAGTCGTAGAGGACGAAGACGGCGTCGCCCGCCTCGTAGACTCGGAGCAGATACGCGAAGAGGAAGGCGTCTTCTACGACGGTCCGGTACTGACACCGCTGGAATGGGACGACTTCGTCGTGCCTACCTCCGCGATGAATTGCCAACCTAATCGCCCGTCCAACCCCGGTGGTGCCGATTGGGTTATTGTCCGGCAGTGGGAACCCCTTTCACTGTTGTTCCAAAAGGCCCAATCGGCCTACATCGACATGGAGGAGGACCGCGACTTCTGGATCAACGCGGCCCCGTCCCAGGATCGGAGTAATACGGCCGGTACCGGCCAGAACAACCGGCGGGTGCGTCAACAGGATGGACGCGACGGTCTCAACCGGTCCCACAACTCGCACGACAAAGCCTCGGCGCGTCCCAACCCCGAATTCGAGGTGATGACCTATTTCGGTCCCTACCCGGACCCGGAGACCGGCGAAGACGAGGAAATGGTGATCTTCGTGACCCGGTCACCCAAGATGGTTTTGGGTGCCTTCCGCTTGTCGGACCTCTACTACCGGGGGCACCGCCCCTTGCTGGAAATGCATTACCAGACGGTCTCCACCCGTTTCTATTCGATGGGCATCATGGAGATCGTCCAGCATTTGAGTGCGGAATTGGACACGATCCACAACATGCGGCTCGATGTAGGCTTCGCCACCAACTTGCCCTTCTTCTTCTACCGGGCAAGTGCCGCCTTCGACCCGGACGAGGTCGAACTGCGCCCGCTCAAGGGCATACCGGTAGACAACATCGGGGATGTGCAGTTCGCGGCGATGAGCAACGTGACCAGTTTCTACGCCCAGGAAGAGCAGATGCTCTACACCCTCGTAGAGCGGGTCGTAGGGGTCACGGACCTCTTCCTAGGCATATCGCCCACGCGGGGTGCTGCGGCCCGTCATGCCACCGGCTTCGTCGGCACCCAGCAAGAGGCACTGGCGCGAACGAGCGAGATCCTCAACCAAGACGCGGAAAGTTTCTCCTTCCTCTGCCGGTTTATCTACGATCTCGAAATGCAGTATGGACCGGAGGAACGCGTTTTCCGCTTGCAGGGCGAGAGTGGCCCGCAGACGATGGATCTGAACCGCGATGCCTTGTGGATGCAGGGCGAATACGACTTTCGGTTGGGTGCCAACCAGGGCACCTACTCGGCGCAGGTACAGCAACAGCAAGCGCAAGCCATGCTCCAGATGGCGGCGGCATCACCGCTGGTCAACCAAGACCCCGGCAGACGGTGGGAGATCGAGGCGTTTTACCTGCGAAGTATCGGCATCCGCGACCCGGAGACCTACATCGGTCCCAAGGCGGCAATCGCGCAGACCAACCCCCGGAGTCAGGACGAGGAAAATGGCGAAATGGCGCAGTTCCTCTATGGTCTCAACGGACCGGCGCCGGTACACCCCTCCGACAACGACCAAGAGCATCTGGCGCAGTTGATGGAATTTATGAATTCGTCCGAATACACCGCGCTGGGCCGTCCCAATGAGGAAGGCTACTTGGCCCACTTCCAGTTGCACCAACGCCAGATGCAAGCCAAGCAACTGCAAGCGCAGATGCAACAGCAGATGGCGATGGGTCAGCAGCAGGGCGGACAACCCGGACAACCGGGGGAACCGGGCCAGGGAGGCGGTGGTCCGGCCCCCGGTGGTCAGGACCGCATGATGGCGCAGATGATGAATCAGTCCGGCGGCAACATACCGGGACTCGGCGCGGATCAGCAACCGCAAGCGTCGATACCTAACCCGCCGACGTTTCCGACGAGTTGATAGACCCGAAAAGGAAGCGTGAGTGGCGCGACTTCACCACCCACAACGCCTGGAAGGAAATGCTCACGGAGCTCGGCCAGATGGAAGCACGTGAAATAGGGCAACTGATCGACATCACCCGGCAGGGATCGCTGGAAGAAATCAAGCATCAAGCCGGAATCATCGACGGCATACAACGGACGATCAAGTTTTTGATCCATAAGGCCGAACAGGCGAGGGACACCTAATCATGCCACACAATCCACGACATGTAGAGCAACTGATGGATGCTGCCCGTGCCGGTCAGGGCAGAGGCAGTCAGTATGGATATCAGATGTATCAGCGATCCCCAGGCGGCGCTATACGAGGCATTACCAATGCTCCGCAAATAGGAAGAGCAGGACTTACCATGGAAGAAGATATGCTCTTGAAAGAACAAGGATTTCTTGATAAGGGCGGAATGCGGTACGTACTAGATTGGGACACGGGTAAAGTCAGTCAGTTTCCGGCAGATGGTGATGGTCCCTTTGGTGGACAACAACGGATCAGACCAATATCGATGGCAGAAAGTGTCGGCGGTCCCGGTGCAAGCAAGCCTGGTGGCGATTGGGCGGGTATGCTGGATGCGGTAGAGAAGCAACGGTATAGAGAAAAGTACGGAGAGGATCGCTAATCATGCCACACGGAATGCCACACATGGGAAACAGGTCCGATATCCGGGGAAGCGAAATCGCGTCACCGTTGCCTGGACGAGTAAATGCTCCGATACATCACGCAACCGCACCGTCACCAATGGGTGTGCGTCCTATACCATATTCAATCAGTTCGTCAATGGGGCCAACGAACGATCCGATGGCAGGGGCACCCGATGCGCGTTCAAGCCTTAACCCGGATATCATTGCACGTTTGCTAGAGGTGCTAAGACGCCAGCGCGGCGGTGCTAGTCCGGCAGATCCCTCTGCCACGGCAGATCCCTTCGCCATGGCAGGGGCACCCGATCCAAGGTCAATCCGTGCGGATCTATCAAAGATGTTTGGTGCTCCGGGTATTGGCCCTACGCCGGGTCCAGATAGGTCGCCCATGTATCACGGACAACCTCGTCGTCCGCGCCGAATGGACATGGGACGCTTTCGCGGATGATCGAAGACGGTCTCGACCCCCGCGTCCAAGATACGGTCGCCCGCAACATGATCAATCACGGGCAGTACTTCTTGGTCTCCTTCCATCGGGGCGACGAGCCGGTAGTGGTATTTCGCGGTATGGATGAGAAAAGATTCACCATCGTGCAGCATGAATTGAAAACTGCACGTCAACCCGTCACCTAACCCAGGAGGTGCATTGTGCCATCGGGAAATAAGATGTACGGCTCGAAGACGCCCCGAAAAGCGTCGAAAGTCAACAAAGGCGGCACCAAGGGCACGAAGGCGAAGAACTCCGCTGCCCCGAAGCGCAAGATGTACTAGTAGCATCGTAGAGTAACAAACACCAACTATCCCGTCCGGTGTAGAGGACCGGCTGGGGAGAGTGCCTCTACCACTCTCCCTGGGCCTACTACACCGGACGTTTTTTTGTTCTGAGGACTGCAAATGTCTGAAGTAACACCGGATGTCAACAACGCAGGGGAATCATCCGCCTCTGCATCGGACGGTTATGGGGATTCGTCCTCCCATCAGGTGGAAGGTGGCTCGGTAACGCCCACTGACGCGTCAGATCAGTCCGACAACGGACCGGTGCCATATGACCGCTTCCGCGAGGTCAACTCGCAGAAAAACGAAGCACAGGACAACCTGGGCAAAATGCAAGAGGCTTTCCGGCAACGGGAGGCGCAGTGGCAGCAGTATGCTCAAGGAGTCCAGCAACACCACGCACATCAACAACAGCAACAGACCCAACAGCCAGCCAGCAACGAGCCGGACTCGGAGGAACTCTACATCAAGCAGATGTTGGGTGACGACGAGACCGGATCGAAAGTCTACGAAATGCTTGACCGGCACTTCAATCATAAGATCGGCAAGCAAGGCGTAGCGTCGAAAGACGAGATCATGTCCGAAGTCAAGGACTACGTGAACCGCCAGACGGGTTCGATACAGTCTACGTTCCACGTCAGCAACCAGGTACAGGACATGGTGGGCAAGGGGATGATCGGCCCGGAAGATGCGGAGCGCATAACAGGCAAGGTAGCATCTGCCCTGCAAGCGCAACCAACGTGGGCCGAAAATCCTCAGAACATGGACTTGCTCATGTCGAAGATCGTCATGGACGAAATTCGCGGTGGGCAGGTCAAGCCGTATTCGGGCCGCAGGACGCTGGGGCAAAACACCCCGGTATCGCCCGGTCAGAACGGCAATGGCAACCAGGCCAGGGAAGCAGAGCAGGGGCAGTTGCGTGATGCTGCTAGCCGCTTCCGGTCATTGCGGGGTATTGTCGAAAAAAACGACATGAAGACGCTCGAACGTCTTGGGCGTAACACTGCCGGTGATTCCACCGGTCAAGACCTTAACGCAATGATCAAGGAGCAAGGGTAATGGCAAATACGCAACCCCAGGAATCGTCGGTGAAGGCTCGCGCCAACGCCGCGAAAGAAGCGAAAGATAAGTCGGTAGCCACCAACGACAGTGCGGATATCGAACGTGCCTTGGATTGGGCAGTTGCTCAGTCTGAGGACGGTCATACCTGCCCTATCTGCGGTCATCGTCACATCCTCGAAGGGAAGGCGCAACCGGGCAAGCTACGCGATCACATGGCACGGACACACCTGTTCCGGGTGATTGCGGGGTTTGAGCGGGGGTCGCTGGACGACACACCGCAGCAGTTGGAGAAAGCCGACAACGTCATCGAGGCATCCGGGGAACTGGAAGTCGTCAATGATGAAGACTCTTTCGATGCGCTCTACGTTCCACAGGTGATCAAAGACCGTGCAACCCGCGATGGTGGGGGCGTCCGATGGGTGGCTCCGCGCAACGTGGATCGCAACAAGGACATGGGTTGGGAGCTCGTAAAGCGGGAGGAAGGTGAAGTCATACCGAACCTCAACAACAGCAGTGAGGACGACACGGTCCGCACCAACGAAATGGTGCTGATGCGTGCGCCCGCACAGTTGAGGGAACGTATCGACGGCATCCAGGCCCGCAAGAACGACAACCAACTATCTGCCCGCAAAGAGGACTTTGATCGCAAACTGGAAAGCCATGCCCGCAACGTCTACGACACGGCAGTCCGTCATGGTGCCGATGCCACCCAAGCGAGGAACCTCGCCAGGGCGGCGGAACGCGGGCTGAGTACCGGGTCTATTAATATTCGAGAGGGTAATAGATCGTAATGGCAATCATGCAACCGCATGGTCCGCTCCTCAAGTTGCATCAGTTTCGCAACGACGGTGGTGCAGCCGTCTTCCGGGGTGACCTTGTAGAAATGGATGTCGATGGCAAAATATCGGCAGCAGAAGCTACCGATACGCAGTTGTATGGCGTGTCTTTGACCTACGTCGCTGCGTCTACTACGACCAATGTGCCCGTCGCGTGTGATCCCGATCAGTGGTTTGAGGGAGATCAAGACGGAACGGTTGCCGTGGTAAATATTGGCTCAAATATGGATCACGCAGTGGGCAGTGGGGGTTCAACAACCACTGGCAACTCGACGCACGTTATCGACACTTCCGATGTTAAATCAGCAACTGCGGGGTTGCGTATCATCGACCAAGTCCGGCAGCCAAACACGACTGATCCGGCAAACCCCACGATTTTCATTATCAACGAACACGCGTTCAAAACCACGACAGGGTTGCACGAATAATTAGGAGAAACTAACAATGCCAGCAATTAGCCTTACAGGCAATTTTAGTAACCTAACTACCTTGCGTGGGATCGACATGGTTATCCACCATGCCTACGATCAACGCGAGAAGATAGGGCGCGGTCTTTTCAACGTCCGCGAATCGACGCAGTACCAGGAAAACACGCAGACTGTCGGCGGCGTCGGCTTGATGCAGACGAAGCTGGAGGGGCAGTCTATCAACTACTCTTCGATGGTCGAAGGGCACAAGGGCACGTTCACCCATGTGGACTATGCTCTTGGTATGCGGGCGACCCGCGAAATGATGCGCGACGAACTCTACGGTGTGATGGAGGACATGGCTATTGAGTTGGCCTATTCCGCCAATGCTACCGAAGAGACCATCCTGGCGAATCACTTCAACAACGGGTTCTCGTCCTCC